GCAACGGTGTAACTTTTACATGGGGTTTTCTTAGCTGTGATGTTGTAGGTAGTTCAGATCAATACAGAGTCAATGATCGCATTGAATTTAAGCGCGGTCTTAATTCCACGGAAGATGATAGCGCGGGATCCGCGTATACAAGCGCCAATCCCTTTGTGCCAAACCATCCTGATGGGACGATGACCTTTTCAGGCCAGCGTTACCGCGTTACTGACACAGATCGCCAAGAAAACCCAATCGGTCGAACCCAAGCATATTATTACGAGCTATTTGGTAATGCAGCCAATCTAAGCATTGGACAGAAGAAAACTATTGAACGCACTCAGTCGTCTGGATCAAAAACAATCAGGTTGGAGATGACTGCGACTGTTAAAGAACAGGTCAATCATTTTAGCGGAGAGACGCAGGGGTGGGAACACCCGACACGTCTAGTATTAAGCTCTGGCACCACAAGTGATTGGAATAAAGGCGAAACTTACGAAGACCTCGTGACTGCTTCGGCTAGCAACCCTTACATTACTGCTTACAGAAATGTAGGTTTTAGGTATGTCATTGGTGACATAAATGAAGTAGAAGAGATGGGTATTCTTGGGGGTGACACAGAGTTCGAGAGCCAAAGCCAATATGCGGATATGAGCCTTTACCGAGGCTTGGTGCAAAAATCAAACGAATCCGAGCCAGAGCACAGCATCGTTTACGTCAACGAGGTTATGCCAAATGAGATAGTTCCTACCTACAACAATATGACGATTGCTGGGCTGTCGCTGAAGGCAAGCCGTAATTTCACCAGCTTGGATCAAATGCGTGTTTGGCTCGGCAGCGGCCTGCACGTCAAGAGGCTGCATCCTGATTTGTCTGTTTACAACTTAGGAAGTCTCCTTACTAATGGGCAGTCTTCTGGTCCAAGCAATCTGTTTACCGATCTAGTCTTTTATCTATTGACCAATGAGATGGGTGGAGCGGGAGGCTTGTTAAAGATGGACGAGAACAACCCAGCCTTGCTGCATAAAGACGGTGACGAAACTCTTCCTCTTCAAAAAACCTCACGTTTCCTGCAAGCGCAACAGTTGTTCTTTAACGGCGTTATTGGAGACAAAACCAATTTGCGCCAATACATCACGGATACAGCGCCTTACTTCTTATGCAACTTTGTGATCATGGACGGCAAGTTTTCGCTAAAACCTGCTATTCCAGTGATGGAAGACAGCGGCCAGATCAATCTTGGTCCGGTGCCGATTGAACAGCTGTTTACGGCTGGCAACATCCTTGAGGACAGCTACAAGCTTGAGTATTTAAGAAGCGAGGAGCGTAGGCCCTTCAAGGCAGTCATGCGCTACAGGCAGGAGACTAAAAACAAGCTGCCTGAAGAAAAAGTTGTAGAGGTTAAGTTGCCAAATCAGCTGGAAGAGCACGGCCTGACCCTGCTGCCCCAAGAACAGTTTGATTTGACTCAGTTCTGCACTTCAAAGGATCACGCAATCAAAGTCGCCAAGTATTTCTTGGGTATACGCAAGCTGGTGTCGCACACCATCAGCTTTTCGACGACCGTGCATGGATTGAGCTTGCGTGCAGGCTCTTACATCAAGGTGATAACTGAAGCTACTCCGTACAGTGCAGCCAACACAGGCACAGTTAACAGCAGCGGCGTTGTCACCAGCGTCAGCGAACTGGCAGATGACACGTACAACGTTTCGTACTTTAAGACTGGCTCGGAAGACGTAGAAGAAGGCACCATGCAGGTGTCAGGCGGAGTTGTGGCTGACAGCACGTTCCATGACACCGTTTTTACGATCAAAAACACAACCGTTTCACAGAACGTCTACGTCGTGGAACAACTGACCTTTTCCCAAGAGGGAACGGTGGACATCGTTGCCTCAGAGCATCCTTGCGATGATGATGGCGTAAGCGAGCTTGCGAAGCTGATCGCAGGCGATTCTGTTATCACGGTTCGTTCCTGATGGCCTTTCCTACTCTGCAGCCCACTGGTCGCACCTACGACCCTGGCAGCTATTCCGTTAAAACCTTTAAGGCGCAAAACGGTAAGGAGCACCGGATTTTGTACGGCAGTGAAAGAACAGACGTAAAGCTAAGTTTGTCTTACGCCAACGTTGGCGATGCAAACGCTGAGCAGTTTTTAGATCACTATGACGAGGTGCAGGGTACGTTCAGCACGTTTGACCTACCCGACAACGCCCTTGCTGGCTGGTCATCCAACACTGATGCGTTGAGGCCAGAAACCACAGAAGTTGCAACTGTGACTTACACGGTCACTGTTGTGGACGACAGCGGCAACAAGTATCGGTTCAACGGTGGTGACACCAGCGCTGAGACCTTGGAGCTAACAGAAGGCACAGTTTATTTGTTTGATCAATCTGATTCGTCAAACTCTGGCCACCCGCTACGTTTTTCGACCACTAGCAACGGCACTCATAACAGTGGAACGGAATACACAACAGGGGTAACGACGTTTGGAACGCCCGGGTCTGCTGGGGCTTACACGCGAATCAAGGTGGCTACTGACGCTCCAACGCTGTATTACTACTGCTCTGTCCACTCTGGAATGGGCGGTCAGGCGAATACGCCTGCAGCTACTGCAACAGCCTCAACTTCTGGCACGCAGGCTAAGTATCGGTATGAAGGCCCACCGCAGATAGCCCAGGTGCGGCCTGGGGTTAGCACTGTTACAGTGAATCTGATTGGCGTGATCTGATGGCAAAGGTCTACACCGGTAGAGATGGCGTTATGCAGCTCGGTGGAACGACCCTTGCCAAGGTCGTTAATTTTCAGCTGTCGTCGAACCTAGAAACGCTTGAAACGACAACGCTGAACGAACATATCCGCAGCTACTCACCGGGTGTTGCTGGCTATAGCGGCAGTGCAACGTTGTTGTATTACAAGGAAGACGACGGCACATTTAATACCACCGACATTCTCAACAAGTTGTATAAGACCGGCACTGACGGTGTTAGCAGCAGTGACACAGTTGAGCTGACCTTCCGTTGGATTGATGGAACGGACAACAACGACATCAAGCTGACTGCTTATATCACCAGCGCCTCGATTGGAGCGGCAACTGGTGACATTGTTCGTGCTGAGATTGCGTTCCAGGGCACCGGAGCACTGGCTACCGTAACGATCTCATGACGGTATATCTTGGAACGCATGGCAAGGTTGAGCTGCAGCGTAAGTTCAACGGTGGCACGTTGTCTTCAACAATCAAGCCTGACGACGTAAACACGACTGCCAAGCGATTTAGCTTCGACTTTGAACACGGGCAGTTATTGACCGGTGATCAAATTGAAATTACAAGCACTGACGATAGCGCCCTTGATTTTATTGACAGCTACACAGATTCAAGCGTAAAAAAGTTTATTTACGTTGACGAGCTAGACGGCATCAGGCTTTATGACTCTTATGCCAATGCGGTTGGCGGTGGCTCGTCAAACGCTACAACGCTTGCTGCACCTGGCAATGACATACCGATTGAAGTAAAAGTTGAGAACGCAAGCTATCGAGTCGTTGCTCAGGTCAACAGTTTTGAGATCAATACTGAGAGAGAAACGGTTGATACAACTACGCTTTCAGACGAGTTTAGGCAGAGAGTCAACACGTTGATTTCTGGATCGGGAAGAATTAGCGCGTTCTGGGAATACACCGGAGACACGACTAATGAGCTTCCCAACTACATGATGGAGCTTGCGCTTAGAACGCAAGTTGGCAGTAATTTTGAGGGGCGATTTTATCTTAAGGTCAAAGATTACAACCCAAGCGGTGTCACTGCGCGATCAAATGACGAAATTTGGTATCAAGTGAACGGGATTATAACTGCAGCTGCTGTTCAGTTTGCTCCAGATAACACGGTACAAATTACTGCTGACTTCATCACGACTGGCGAAATTCAGCTGCGTATGGACCTTGAAACTGCCGACACTACGCTTACAGAAGGCGGAGATGAGGTCGTACTTGATCAAGACGACACTGCTAGCCTAGATCTAGACAGTGACGAGTGACCTAGGAGCCCCCGCCAATGGCTGACAAAAAGATTAGTGAGCTTAATGCGCTCACTGGCTCCGCTCTTGCCACCGGCGACTTGGTTGCTGTTGTAGACACCAGCGCCAGTGAAACCAAAAAACTGACGGTCGGTGATTTAGTCGCCAACGGCGTCACGTTGATCAGTGACGACACGATACCTGGCGCGAAGATTCTGTTTGCTGCAGGTGGCATCGCCACAGCAGACATTGCCGATTCTGCAATCACAACGGCAAAGGTCGCTGACGACGCGATTACAGCTGCAAAGCTTGCCAACGAATCAACCGTTGATCTGGTCACAACGCTGCCGGGATCTGGAGCGTTTACGGGTCAGCTTGCTGTTGATACTGATGACAACACCCTGTATTGCTGGAACGGGTCTGCCTGGCTGAGTCTGAAGGCTGCTGGTTCGATCAACAGCGTTGCTGGCAGCACGGTCGGCATTGTTGACATCACAGTCACCACAACCAGTGGCGCTGCCACGATTGCAGCAGTCATCAACGACACGTCTGCTGCTAACCAGTTTCTTGCTGGTCCGACCAGTGCTGGTGGTACGGCAACTTATAGGACGATTGATGGCAGTGATATTCCGGTTGCGACGAGCAGCGCTAAAGGCGGTGTGATCGTCAACGGTGAAGGACTCCGCATGGACTCCAACACCATTGAGGTCGATAACGACGTTACGGCCAGCTCAACGCACCATATCGTCACCTATAGCGCGAAGGGTCTGATTACAGGTGGCCGTGCCATCACGGCTAGCGATCTACCTGCTGCAACCAGTTCTGCAAAGGGTGCTGTTATTCCTGGAACGGGCTTGGCTGTTGATAGCAGCGGCAACCTGAATCACAGCAACACTGTTTCAACGGGCACCTTCACGAAGGTGACGATTGACGCTCAGGGTCATGTGACCACTGGCGCAACGCTTGCTGCTTCTGACATCCCTGATTTAGCGGCTTCAAAGCTTACAAGCGGGACGATTCCAGCAGATCGCATCGCTTCAGATGCCATTACTGCAGCAAAGCTTTCTGATTCTTCAGTCACCAAGTTCGGTGGTGCTGGCGCTACTGACAACATCGTCACTTTCCCCGATGGTGACTTCAAAGGTCAGTTCTTCTTCGATGAGAAGAACGAAGACCTTTACATCTATACCGGGCAATCGTTCCTGCCGATCACGGTTATCAGCGGCAACCTAATTAACGCTGGAACGTATGACGCAAGCACCAACCTGCTAAGCAGTGTCACGACTGCAGGCTCTGCTGCTGGCTTTACGAATGGAGCGGCACTGCCTGCACCTGCTTCTGGCAACCTCAACTATTACGTCGTTGTAGACACGAGCGGCACCGGTTCAGGTAACGCGCCAGCAGAAGCACTAGCCCCACCGGACATGTTGATCTCGCTTGGTACGGGATCAACGTTCCAGCTGATTGACGTTTCCAACGCTATTGCTGGTCAGACCGCTGCCAACATTTCAGTTGTTCCGGTTGGCGGTGTTGCAGCAACTAACGTTCAGTCTGCAATCCAAGAGTTAGACACCGAAAAGATTGGTGCCGCTAGCCCGACGTTTACTGGGACGGTGTTGCTGGGCCAGAACGCTGTACTGGCGTTTGAGGGCTCTGCAGATGATGCAAATGAATTGACCATTACATGCAGCAATCCGACCGCTGATCGGACAATCACTTTCCCGGATATTTCCGGCAATGTCGTAACCACTGGCGACACTGGAACGGTTACTAGCACGATGATTGCGAACGCAACGATTGCGGACGCAGACATCAGTGCATCTGCTGAGATTGCAGTCAGCAAGCTTGCGAACGGCAGTGCCCGTCAACTGCTGCAGACCGCTTCTAACGGCACCGACGTTGAGTTCACCAGTAACGTCGATGTCCCTGGAACGCTAGACGTTACGGGCGTAGCAACGTTCGACAGCACTTCGACCTTTGCGGGTGTTGCGACGTTTAACGCCAACATCGTGATGGAGGGTACGTCGGCTGATGATCACGAGCTGACGCTGACTTGTAACCCGACTGCTGATGTAACGGTCACGCTGCCTGATGCAACGACAACTGTTGCTGGTCTTGCGGTTGCTCAGAGCTTTACGAAAGCACAGCGTGGAACGCCGGTTGCTTTGACTGATGCAGCAACGATTGCTGTTGATTTGTCACTGGGCAATAACTTCACCGTGACGCTTGCAGGCAGCAGGACGTTAGGCGCTCCAACCAACGTGACTGCTGGTCAATCTGGTGTGATCGTGGTCACGCAAGACGGCACAGGAAGCAGGACGCTGGCGTATAACTCGGCGTACAAGTTTGCTGGTGGAACGGCACCGACTTTGACCACGACGGCTAGTGCAGTTGATGTTCTTGCCTACTATGTGGAAAGTTCCAGCCGTATCACGGTTACTTCGCTGCTGAACGTCTCATGAGTATTCCTGGAGCTGCAAGTCCGCTGTTCATTGGAGCGGCGGCTGCTGATGCTGCGGCGTACCAAGTTGACCGTTCGCTTAGATTTTCGTCAGGCGATTCTGCATATCTCAATCGCACCCCTTCGTCTGCAGGCAATCGCAAAACGTGGACCTGGAGCGGTTGGGTAAAACTCTGCAAAAACAAAGGGCAAGTATTATTTCACTCCTACAGCGCACAAAGCGACAGCGGAGCGTTTTTCATTGATTACTTAAGTGGTGGTTCCTTAAGAGTGCTTGGTTGGTCGACTGTATGGAGAACAACTTCCGCAGTTTTCCGTGATTTTAGTGCATGGCAGCATGTGGTCGTTGCTGTAGATACCACGAACGCTACTGCTAATGACAGGATCAAGGTGTACGTAAATGGAAGTCAAATAACTGATTTTTCTGCACTTAATAACCCTAGCCAGAATGCTGACCTTGCAATAAATCAAGCCGCTACGCATCGCATTGGCAACTACACAGATGGAAGCAATAACCACGACTATCTTGACGGCTACCTAGCCGAAGTGCATTTTGTTGACGGTCAAGCACTTGCGCCGACCGACTTCGGTGAATACGACAGCAACAATGTCTGGCAGCCCAAAGAGTTCGCTGGAACGTATGGACCTCTGGTTAATCAAAGTCAAGATTGGAGCAGTGGTACATACAGCGGAACGACACCAGGCAGTGGCTATGAAGTAGCTAAAGCGTTTAATAATGTAGGTGTCCCCGGCGATAGTTTTGGCACAGGAAAGCTGTGGGGCTATTACCCTGGATCGGCAACTTTGACGCTTCCTGCTGCTATTACTCTTACTGCTTCTAGCACTGTTGAGCTTTACACTTGGCACAATACTGGCTCTTCAGGCAACATTACTTTTACGTGTAGCAATGGCTCAGTAGCGGTAACACCAGTCGATAATGCAAATATCGCTTCAACAGTTGTAAGCAACCCTTACACAACTTTTGGGGCGTCAATTACTGCGATCACTGTTAATTCAAGCGGATCAGATTGGACTGCGTTGGCAGGCATTGTTGTTGATGGAAAACTTTTGGTTGATTCAGACGTAACTGTTACAGACAACAGTTTTTACCTAAAGTTCGCTGACAACAGCAGCAACGCTGCGCTTGGAACGGATAGCAGCGGCACCTCGAACACGTTCACAGTCAATAATTTAAGTGCAACGGGTATTACACCTCCAACTGCAACCGTCGTTGGAGATCCAACAAGCAGCACCGACAATCCCTTTGGCAGTGGCAACGGCTATAGCGTTGATTTTGACGGTAACGACGAGATCAGATTTACAGGGCCTGGCACAGTCACGGGAGATCTTACGGTCGAATGTTTTTATAAAATGACTTCAGGTAGCGGTTACAATCGAATTTTTTCTACAAAAGAAGATTCGTACAGTTCAGAACAAACAATAATTCGTAGGCACACAAACGGCAATTTGCAGTTTTACTTTGGCAACGGTACTCCTGAGCAGCAAAGCGGTTCTATCAGCTCTGGCACTTGGCGTCACGCGGCGATTGTGTACGACAGAAGCGCTGGCACTGTTTCTTACTATGACCACGGCAGTCGTGTAGGCACTGACTCATATAGCAGTGACGTGCCTATCACTCAAATGGTAGCTGCCGGTGGATATGGGTCTGAAAATTTTAATGGTAAGATTTCAAATGCTCGCATCACAAAGCAGGCTTTATACAGCGGCTCGTCTTATACAGTGCCAACCAGCACGCTGACAACAACTAGCCAAGGCGCAACAGCTTCAAACGTTACCTTGTTGTGTTGCCACCAAAGTTCTACAACTGCAGTAGAGGGAGGCAACGGCAGTTCTGCGGATATTGACAGCCTGATCGACACGCCGACGAATTACACGGCAGGTTCTGGCAACAATGGCGGGAACTATCCAACTTGGAACCCACTGAGTCAATCATCTTCAACATTTAGCAACGGCAATCTGCAAGCAACTACAAGTGGCGGTTCTGGCTATCCGCTTGAAACTGTTAATTTTTACACTCCACCCGGAACTGGGAAATGGTACTGGGAGTTCCAATTAAGTGCTCTAAGTGGTAGCAACTACACGATGGTTGGGATGCTTCCTACTGACAATGATTACCAACAAGGAAATTCAAACACTCCAAAAGAAGCAGGAGGCGTTCAAGTTTATGTTGGTTACGATGGTGATGTAGATACTGCTACTGGCGCAGCAACAGCAGGAACCGACACAGCGACTTTTGGTGTTGGCGATATTCTTGGCTGGGCTTTTGATGCTGAAAACGGCACCGTTAAATGCTACAAAAACGGCGTAGCACAAGGCACTCAGTTTACGAGCGTGAGAACTGACGTTGGCTGGGCGTTTTGCGTAACTGACTATGACAACTCGGCAACAGCGACATATATCATCAATTTCGGCCAACGCCCATTTGCGTACACGCCACCAACAGGTTATTTAAGTCTCTGCACAACAAATCTACCGGACCCAACGATTGCCGATGGTTCGACGGCGTTTGATGTAGCACTATGGACCGGAAACGGCACATCGCAAACAATTTCAGGTTTAAACTTTAGCCCTGATTTGGTATGGAATAAAAGCAGAAGCACTACCCGGCAGAATCATCTTGTTGACACAGTTCGCGGAACAGGTAAGCGATTGTTTTCTGATTCAACCGAAGTCGAAAACAGTGCTTCAACAAATCTGACTGCATTCAATTCAGACGGTTTTGATCTTGGAAGTTCTGCTGACGTAAACCAGAACGGCACAACATTTGTGGGCTGGACCTGGGACGCTGGAACGTCAACGGTCAGCAACACTGACGGCAGCATCACTTCTAATGTCCGCGCCAATCCGTCTGCTGGGTTTTCAATCGCCACTTATACCGGAAACGGGACAATTAATTCAACAGTTGGGCATGGCCTGAATGCCGCCCCGTCGCTTGTAATTATTAAGAACAGAAGTAATTCTTACAACTGGGCTGTTTTGCATACTTCGGTAGGGACTACTGGAACAACGCTAGATGGATCTGCTGAGTATTACATGCTTCAGCTTGATGGAAACGCCGCAAGAAACAATTTTACTAATGACAACATTTGGAACCCTACGAATACAACTGTCAAGGTAAATGGTGAGGGCACTGCTAACTGGGTTAACGCAAATGGTGATAATTATGTCATGTATTCGTGGACACCTATTGATCAATATAGTTCCTTTGGCAGTTATCAAGGCAACGGTTCAACTGATGGTCCGTTTGTGTATACCGGACACCGCAGTCAGTTTCTTCTCGTGAAGCAATCCTCCGCAAGCGGAGAGGATTGGTGGATTGTTGATACTGCACGAGAAACATTTAACGCCCAAGATCAAATCTTGTTGCCCAATAGCAGCAACTCGGAGATAACAACTTCCAATCCAATTATTGACATTTTGTCTAATGGTTTTAAGCTGAGAAATACTAACGCTCGCTTTAATGCAAGCGGTGCTACTTATGTATTTGCCAGCTTCGCCAGCCACCCCTTCAAAACCGCCCGTGCGCGGTAACATCGACTTATCGCCCCAGACTCATGCCCTATTCGCTGAATGGCCGGACACTGGCACTTGATGTGCCTTGGGAGCACAACAATGTTCAGTACCCAGCGAATTGGCTTCGCTTGAGCAGCGCACAGGATCGCTCAGAGCTTGGCATCACTTGGGTCGATGACAGCCCTACTTGGAATCAGAAGTGGTATTGGGGTTATGACTCTGACGGCAACCTGATTCCGAAGACCTACACCGATCTGAAGGCCAACTGGATCGCTAAGACCAAGCAGACTGCTTACACCTTGTTGCAGCCGTCTGATTATCTGTGGCCCAAGCTGCAGGACGAGAACAGCAGCTTTGCTGCAGCCAAGACTGCTTACAACGATTCGCCTTGGAGCACTTGGCGTTCCACCATCAGGACTGAGTGTGCTGCGATGGTGACTGCTATCGAAGCAACTGCTGACGTTGGTGACACGTCACCTCATGCGGACTTTGGCAGAGTGCAAGCATTGCAGGAATACATTGAAGGCAGCAGCTATAACGTGTGGACTGCTGATCCTGACAATGCAGAGACCTGATCCAATGATTCCCTGCAAGCCTGGAGCGGAGGACGTGGAAGCGATGAACAACCGCGTCAAATGGTTGAACGAACTTTATGTGTTTGACCGTCGAGATGATCCTGATCATCCAATGCGTGGTCTTTACACGGGTCTTGCCAAGAAGTACCAACAGTTTCGTGGCTGATGGCGAAGTCACTTAACGGGGACACTTTTATCCCTAGTAGGCCCAAGAAAACCAGACAGGGGAATGGATCACATTCAAAACCGTCACATAGACGAAAGAAGTATCGTGGTCAGGGAAAACGTTAATCCTCTTCCAAATGATCAAAACTCTGATTGCGAGTGGTGTCGCCGTTTCAGCAGCTGCGCTGGCATCTCCTGCTCTCGCAGACGTGTATGTGAACCCTGAGTTCAACGGCGGTTCTTACGGCGACGATTATCTGGGTGGAACGCTGAACCTTGATGTGGGCTACGAAACCTCTGCAGGTGCGTATTCCTTTTTTATCCAGGGAGGACCTGCCCTGGTCATGCCTAACGGCGCTGACAACGAAGTTGAGTTTGCTGGCAAGTTCGGCGGCTCTGTTGCTGTTAGCGAAAAAGCCTCTGTTTACGGAGAGCTGAGCGGCATGACTGGCGATGAGCTGTCTGTTGGGTCAAAGGTTGGCATGAAGTACAGCTTCTGAGCTAACTTAAAAACGCAGAGCTGCCCTTCCTGGTCTCACACAGCAGGAGGGGTTTTTTCTTGGGATTTACCATGCAGAAGCTTTTCAACGTGATGTCCGTCGCATCCTTTGTGATGTCAGCAGGCATGGTTGCTGGAACGGCAATGCTCTACAGCCGCATTCCGTCAATGACCAAGCACTACATGAGTGAGCTGAGGCTTGAATTGACCAAGATGGTCACTGACATGGTGCCTGGTCAGATTGATGAGGTCATGCCAGAGCTGCCGACAACTACTGGTCCAGCTGTGCCTTTCAAGCTGCCTTGACACAAGAAAACCCCGTGCCAACTTCCACGAAAACACGGGGTTCTCAAGTGCCGACGCTCTAGCAGAACAGAGGCTGATTTAACAGCTTGGGAACTAGGTCTAGCGATAGCCACTCCTAAGAGCACCGTGTTTTGTTACCAGAGGCTGGCTAGTTCCTCGATCCCTTAGCCCGAAGGCTCCCTAGGCCCAAATGTCCTAGAGCACGGTATGCCTTTTATAGCACAGGAACAATCAGGTCACCATCTTGGTGTTGGCGGTTGGATCGTCGTCATGAGCTTCAGGTCCGAAGCCTTCCGCCTTGATTTTTGCCATATCAAGTTCTGGCGCGGAAGTCTGAGCTTTCTGCTCAAACGAGGCAAGCCATTCGCGTAATGCGTCACCAGTTGGCGTACCTTTCGGCCATTTGATCCAGCGCAAGATTGCTTTTGGATCGGTAAACGGTCTGGCAGTTTTGCCTGACATTACGGTGTAGACAACAGGCGGTCCTTCTCTTCTGCGGTTACGCTCAATCCACAGCTGA